AATACCCATTTCTTCTAACATTCGTGGGAACAGCCCATCTTCGCGTGTGTATATTTTCTGCCCCGACTCAACAGCACGATTAGTGACTAGAATCTGCATACCTTCGTTATTCAGACCACCACCTTTGCCTGTATCCATCATGAAAATATTGGACACACCATAGAATGAAGCGATACGGGTACGGATTTCGTCTCTGACTTGGGCGTACTGCATTTCGTCCATGCTGTCCATGAACCGGACAAACTCAACTTTGCCCCGCCCGGTAGCCGATTCAATACCGACTTTCGGAATATAGTGAGGGTCACGCTCCATTTTCTCTTCTGCGCCTTTCCAAAACGAGGCGGTAGATTGGATATTATCGGTAGTGATGGCGAGAACACCGCGAGGGATTCTACGCTTGGAGTAAGCAAGATACATGTAATTGTCCATAGCGGCGAGCGTCATAGCCTGTCTCCACATAGTAGCCACAGGTGAGCGACCGTACAACTTGGACGGATTGAACTTAGAAGTGTGCATTACTTCACCTTCAATGTAATATTGTGTCTTACCGGCACCAGCCGAATTGACGAAATGTACATCTTGGAGCGGTAGATTGCATATTTCGCACTCTTCATGGTCGCCGGTATGCGGGTAAGTTTTGTCTCTATGTTCAGCACGAACACACACAAGCCACCGCCCACCGCGCACTCCGGCTTTATCAGCCACAAGTCGCATGAAGGTAGGGTCAGCGCGCATCATACCTTTGACACGGAAGAACTCAATATCGCCGGACTTTTCATCCACGAAGTATTCTTTCTGTAATACAAGAAACGCATCATCAACGATATTCAAATCCCATTCAATCTCGCGCATTACATCAAAGAATGATTGGTCTTGCCCGTTACGCTGTTTGAGCAACCATTTCGGATAAATAACTTGGTCTATATCGGGGTCTTCTACTTCGCCGCCGCACAAATCGCACTCTAAGATATCGTGCTGGTATTCTTCTTCACACTCAGTACATTTCTTGTGGAACTTGCGTTCCCAGTAGTACCCGCGCCGAAATATCTCTTGGGTAAGCGTATTGATTGTAGTTCGTAGAATAATTGATTCCTGTACTGTTGCGTATAACGCAGGGATAGTGACACCCTGCACAAGCACCGGTTCTTGGATACCCGCCTTCCAGAGCGGCATCATCGGTTCGGGTGTGGATGACCTACGGAACGGTTTGGCGAGAGCGCTCAAAAACCGGCCTACACGGCCTCTACCTTCCTCCTCAGCCATCGTTTTCTCCCCCAAATAATCCTTGAATCAACTTGAGCGCCTCCTTCATTCCGTGCTCATGACTGTCGTCTTGCGGCCCGTCATATTCGGTGCCGGGGTCGTCATCAACGGGCGAGTCGTCCGACCCTCCCTTTTTTGGTTTAACGGTGATGCGCATGACTGCTATTCCCTTTGGCTTCGGCATCACAATTCCCCCGCTAAACGCTCGGCCTCAATACCAAGTCGTATCAATTCGGGGTCTCGTGCGGCCCATTTTTCCACAGTCTCCACCCCTACGCCCCATTCCGCGAGTAGGTCATCGGCCTTTGTGTCTTTCCAATTCTCCCATTTCACGACTCGTTGCAGTTCTGTCTTTCTCGCTTTGGCTACGGACTCGCGCCCGAGGTCTAAGAGTTCCAGCACGGCACGCGCCTGTTGTTTTTTCAGCCGCAGGTGGGGTTCAACCCCTTTCAACAACTTGGCAATATCAGCCTTTGAATAGAATTGGAGACGATGCTGCGACCGCTTACTGGTCTTATGCACCTTGAGGTCAAGTTGCAGAACACCGCATCCGAGAGTTTTGTACAGATTCTCGCAGTGGATTCTGCCTCTTTCACCTGTAGCGATAATTCCCGCTCTCGGCTCACCGCGTTTTGTGATTGTTATGTAACCGTCAGCATCAATAAAACCGGCAGTATAAGCCCACGGGTCTTTGACGAGAATAGTACCATCATTCCGTATTAATGACCACGAACCCTTGTTCGCCTTGATGATATTGTAATCAGCGCCGTATGTTTTCAGCAACGCGCCGAGCCGCGAAGGTGTCAAATTGCGTTCTTCCATGGATTCGCAAATTGTACGAGTGGGCAAAATCCCACGCTCCTCAAGCAGATTTACTGCTTTTGTTAGCCAAATGACTTCCTGTTTGTTGAGATTATCAATTTGATGTAAGGTATTCTTCCACTGTTTGCGAGCATCTTTGCGCAATTGTGTAGCCTCAAGCCACTCTTGCTGTTCAACTGAACCCCAATCGTCCTCATGTTTAGACAATCGCTCAATAGCATTATCCGCCCTCTCCCACATGAGGCACGCCTGTCTCAGACTTATCTCACGCGGGGTAGCATATTTGCGTAAAGCGGTAAGGTCGCGGTCGGATAGCCCGAGTCCGCGCATGGCTTTCAAGTGGTTTTCAGCCCATGGTATTTTGCTCAGAGTAGAATCAACCTCCATGCGTTTAACGAGCCGAACAGCCTCTATTGCGTCATCAATATCGGTTTTGAACTCTTTATGCACACGGCGAGCGTTTCTCAAATCTTTGACAATTCCTTCGGCCTCTTTACCGAAATAGGTCTCAAACCAGCCGGTGCCGGATTCGGGGAACGACATTTGGATTTGGTCAGTCGGGGCAGCGGTGCCGAGAGCGCCAGCGGTCTGCATCAACCTCTCTCTTCGCTTTTTGTCTTCACGAGGGTCAATGAATCCTTCATTGATTTTCGGTTGAAGCGTACCATGTCCTCCGGTTTTCGCTTGCGGGTTGTCACCGATTGCTCCGGGTGTTACTGACCCTGCTTTGGCGAAATCGGGATGCTGCGCCAATTCCTTAACGATAGAGATTAGTTGGGGTGATAATCCTTCAACGGGTGAATCATAGTCGTCACCGATTAGTGTGCTGCCCCACATTAGTCAATCATCCCCGGCATTAATTCGTCCAAATCTATGAGCCTTTCTCGGAACTCTGTAGTCGCCCAATGCGCAAGCGCGAGTGCGATTACAAAGTCATCGTGTCGGCCTATAGATTCAAGCCTGCCGGTGCGAGACATACCAAACATTAGCAATTCGTTCTCCAAAATGTGCGTCATTTCTCGGCTTTCTTCGTCAGCATACGGCATCTTCATCTGTTCTCGCTCATATTTTAGCACGAGACCCATAAGCATTGATTCTCTCTTAGTTTTGGATGATATGAAAGTCTTGATTGGTAGGTCTGTATTAGCGCGTAGTTCTGTGGCGAATACTCGTTGAAAGTGGTTCGCCTCAAGTTCAATAACATCTGGTCGGAACTTTGAGTTGAGTCGCTGAATCTCCATAATTTGCGTACGGAAATCCATACCCTTTCTACGGATATAATGCACGATTTCAAGGATAGGCGAATCTTCCGGTTGCCGTAGGACAACCATCACGGTATAGTCCGCGCTCCGGTCAGAAGAGATTGCTGGGTCCCATCCGATGAAATACTGTGAGTTTTCGTCATTATCGGGTCTGCGATTCAGCAAACACATGCTCCTTTCGCGACACTGTTGTAGAATCGCTGTCGGGAACAGGCTGCTCGCATCATCAATCGGTTCGCACAGGTATTCACGGGTAAAAGCGACAGCCGGCATATCTTTTCTGCGCGCATCAAGCGCTTCTAAGTCCCAGCGTTCCGGCCATAAACACTCACCTCTCTCGTTTATCGCAGGAAATGTCTCAACAAGGTACCCATCTTTACTCTCAAGTTCAGTGTAAAGGTCAGTCGGAGTGAAAGGCGTCCCGACAATCATAAGTTTAGCAGTGTGGTGAAGCGTTGGTACCATAACTTCGTAGAACCAAGTTGCTACCTTTTTCAGTTCGGTGTCGGTTGTACCCCACAGAATGTCGTCACACAGGATAATATCGGGGTGAGCACCACGCACAGCACCACCGACCGATTTTGCGGTGATGCGGCTACCGTTAGTGAATCCGAAGTATGTTTTCGCCCACGCGTCTTTTGAGCGCAGGTGTCGCAGAATAGGCGTTGCCTGTATCATTTCGTCTATGAATCTCATGTGACGAATGGTTTGGTCTAGCGAGTGAGAGAAAATGATTGCATCAGTACGCTCTTTGAACGCTACATTCCACAATAAGTATGAAAGAAACAGGACGGATTTACCGTGGTCTCGCGCCGCTTTTACACAATACCTATTGTGAGTGTCAAGGTTATTGACCCACTGCGCGTGGTGGTGAGAAAGTTGCCATCCGAGGATATCTTGGAAAAAGAATGTGAAATCCTTTTTGCTCATTTCCCAATCTATCTCAAGAATTGGGTCGTCAAAGTCGGGCACACAACATCACGCACCCTTGAGTAAGTAATCCCATGCGTGTTGAAATGAATCGGATGAAGTGACCTTTTCGCTACCGTGTCTATACGAACTGGGTCCGAACTGGGGTAAATTGTGCTTTGATTTATCGTATGGCACATTCGCTTTCATATCGTCCCAAATCTGATTATACTGTTGTAATTCTTCTGCGGTAGGGTTGTCTGACATACCTTCATCAAACCTTTTTCGCGATTTACCGCCCCATACCCCAGTTTTTCCGGGCTGCCCTTGTTGTTCAGCCGCCAGTCTTTCTCTCTTTCTCGCTTGAACATCTGCGAACATTTGAGATGCTTGGTTTGTTTGCTCACCCATATTAGTCAAAGGGGCCGGAGGCTCGGCCCCTGTCTCTCTTGCCGCTTTGTGGCCTTGAACTTGCTGAAATAACGCTTCGGCATTATCATAATCTGATGGTATCTGTGGTGGAGTTGTATTTGGTCCCGACCGGGTTGATTGTTGTTCATAATAACCGGCGTCTCCCGGCTCTAATGCCCCTTCCATTGGTGGTATTACTGGTAGTTTCTCTTCTTGAGGCGGCTCCCCACTTGCAGTAAAATCACCTAATGTCGTTTGCCGTGAGCCACTCGCAGCAGCAGGTTCAGCCTCAGCAGCAGGTTCAGCCTCAGCAGCAGGTTCAGCCGCGGGCTTAACCGGAGCGCCGCCGTGACCGAAGTGAGTTGCACCTTGGTCAATCAGTCTCTGTATTTCTTGTTGCTGAGCGTCACCTCTAGTACTCATCGCGCCGAGTTGGCGGTTGAGGTTGCGTTGTTTAATATCAGCATCAGTGGCGAATCCTTGCTGTACATCTAATCTATCAGCAATAGCAGTCTTCCCAGCGCCCCAAATATCTTTCATTCCTTGTTTGACGCCTGTCCATCCCGGCATTTTTTGAGCGAAAGCATCACCCATAGCACCGGCAGCAGCAAAGCCCCTCTGTGCTTTTTCGCCTACATTTTTCAACCACCCACCGAGCCGCTTAGCCGCACCCTGCTGAACTTCCCCAAACTGTTTTTCGTACGCCTGTCGCATAGGTGCATCCTCCGCCATACCGCGAACTGCTCTTTGCATCTGTCCTTGCCTCATCGGCTGAGTTTGGTTTCCTGTATTTGGGTCAAAGAAAGCGTGTTTAGCCCCAAAGAATCCCGGCTGCATCTGCCACTGCGGAGGCGCTTGTTGTCCTTGGCTCCACATTCCTTGTTGTCCGGGCATATTCATATTAGGTTGCATACCGGGTCCGATTGAAGGCGGCGCCCCCATCTGTGGTTGCTGAGAAGGGTCAAACGCGTTTCCTGTCTGTTGCTGAGGTGGCTGACCCATCTGTTGCTGACCCATCTGTTGCTGACCCATCTGTTGCTGTTGCTGACCGGCTATATCAGTAGGCCACTGCTGTTGTTTGAGTAAAGAATCACCAACCCAAACCCAGCGCTCAACTTCTGTTGGTAAATTGCACTTGTACATCACTTGGGCGACTGCTTCGGCCTCCTCTTCGTATATCATTAATACATCAAGTTCGGATTTCAATATTGACCAATCGTTCATGAGAACACCACCTTCACCGCGCCGACCACAGAAGGCTCCACTTGAAATGCTTTCGCAACGCGTCCCCAGTCTCCGCCCGCGGAATACAACGCTAAAATGTCGTTTGGTGCTAAATTAAGGCGATTTGCGACCAAATTGACATCATCCGGGTTATTTACACTCAAATCGCGTTTCGTAGGTAAATATTTTCGGATATTTTCGTCATTTCGCGCCGAAATAAGTTGTATTTCCTCCATAGCGTGAAAAATGCGCGCTGTGGGGTCATCCGAGCGCCGAAGTACGCCGGGAAACATCATAGGAGGCATAGAAGGAGCCATTTCTCTTTCTTCGGGTGGGGGAGGAGCGACAAGAGGCTCTCTTTGTGGTAAAGCCGCTGGCAAAGGCTCCTCTTCGTGAGGAGCAAGCGTTCGGAGTTCGGAAAAATGAGACGGGCCTTCAGAAATCGCTGGCATTTGGGGCGTAGCAGCCGAATGATGAGCCTGCTCGGGTATAGCCGCATCCCAATCACGCGCTTCACCGCTACCACCTCTTTCTTGCGCAATCGCTGGGGTGATACGCTGCCATTCATCAATCACGCCCGGCGCGACCTTGTCCCAAGACCCGAAATCAGACAGGTCATCACCAATTTCGTCAGCGAGTCTTATCATCGCGGCAAGATTCACTGCCACTTTGCCTCCACGACCTTTCCAACCGGTCGGGCGCGGGATATGAGACTGTATTCGGTTGAATAAGTCGGCATTCTCCCCTTCTATACCGAGGCGCTCTCCTAACTCTTTCATTTTGGTCTTGAGAGTACCAGCGTTCCTCCCACCGAGTAATTGCCCCATAGCGGACTGACCCATAGCGTCAAGCATTTTCGGGTCTTTAATTCCGTATTGCTCTAATTGACCTTTCACTTTATCAGCACCCGCTCCACCAGTACCGACTTTTTCAAAGAATGCTGCGGGCAATTTGGGTTTGCCGCCTTCACCGAATATGATGCTTACAGGGTCAGCAGAAGACAATTGGCGTGATTGGTTGTGCATTTCTTGAACCGGCCGTTGTATATGTTCCCCCGGCCCTGCACCCATTGAAGTATGACGATGCACCATACCGCTAGTCATAGTACCCGGTTCAATATGGGGACCACGAATCGCGTCCGAATGCAATCCAGCCTCTTTCTCAGCCTCTTCGGTTTCACGCCACGCATGATGTGCGCCCGATTCAGTAAATTGGCCGAGGCCGGGCTGTTCTGCGGCAGACCCCCAAAAATTGATAGGTTGTCCATCGGGAGTAGTAGTTCTCCTCTCACGAGTACCCAATTTTTTGTGTTGGTATTCGGGAGATGTGACAGAAGTGGCATAAATTGGATTCATTTCTCCTGTTTTTTCATCAAACGCTCTTTGTAAATGATGCTCAGAGTCATGGTGATTCCTATTAAAACGAGCATGACCTTGATTGATGATTTTCTTAGCGGTCATAAGCGGGTCCAACAATTTGTAACCGTTTTTGATATACCCGCGTGCCATTTTTTCCGCGAGAGCCTCCAACGGCCACTTGTGTTCTATATCATCGCGAACATTACCGGTAGTCGGGTCGTGAAAGAACGGGTTGTAATCTACACCGGCCGGAGCCATTTGATGTCCTGCCAAAAAATGCTGACTGCCATCTGGTAGAGTAGTTACTACACCTTTACCTTTAAGCAAAGAGTTTGTATCCCTCACAAGGATTCTCATGGTTGTCCTCTCCTTCCGACATACAGACCGTAAGGATGAACCCCCCATTCTTGGGGCTTACCCCAGTCATCATCAGTCTCAGTTGCTCCTGTGGGAGCGGAAGTTTGTTTGCGATGAGCATTAGGTGACGGTTTCTCGCCGTCTTCACCTTCACCATCATATCCTTTCTTGAGACCGGCGAGTAGGCGTTTGACTTCACGCAGCATTTGTTTGAACTCCGCAATATCAGCCTGCCTCAACTTCCCTTTCGGGAACCCGAACTTGAGTATAAGGTCGCTTATTTCCATCACATCTTCGCTCATAGCGAGAGCGGACGAAGGCCCTGTACCGAACTTGGCGCCCATAGGGGTTGAAGCGGTCTTCGGCGCTGTAATTTTCTTTGGTCCTGCTATGGCAGGTCTGCGTGGTCGTGCTGTTTTTGGGCGACCTACTTGGGCACGCGAAGCGTGCGATACTGTTTCAGTTGGGGGAACATAAGGTAGTTTGGGAGATTGAGCATGAACCGCTTGCGCAGACAACTTCTGTTCGGCTTGTCGTGGGTCGGGATTAGAAGCGTGTGGATGGCGAGGACCGCGATACAAGTGTGAGAGAGTGCGCCTTGAAGTCTGTTGTCTCGGGTTGAAATAAACTCGTTGCTTAGAGTGGCCTATATCACGACTCCGTGGGTCTCGGAAATGCGCTCTCGCTTGCCTCTTGCCACGCCTACTAACTTCACCTTCAATGGTTTTATCTCTCCTTTTTCGGGCACCCTTTCTCCCTCTTTCTTGAGCACGCACACTTTCTATCGTGTCGGTGCGACCGAATCGGCCGGGTTCGTCATCTTTGAGTACTTCAAAAGCACGAACGAACGCACCACCTTGACCGAAAGCGCCCATGGTAGGCAATTCTACGGGTACAGCCCCCGGGCCACCACCCATCGCTGAACCGGTACCGCTCATAGCCCCGATTGCTTGGTCTAAATCACCGCCGCGTGAAGCGGCAGGGCCTGTGAGGTCAGAAAGCATACCAGCCTCTTTCTCGGCCTCTTCTCTCTCCCTTTTGGTGTTCTTGACCTTCACTTTGAGGTGCTGTAAGCCGGCTTTCGCTTTGTCACGCTTTTCGCGTGCCTCACGCTTATCTTCGGTTTCACGCTCCTTATCTTCGGGGTCGCGTGGATTGTATTTTGTGTGAGATACGCCGTAACCGACTTCGTCACCGGCTGTCTGCCGAGGGTTATAGCGTAACCCAGTAGTGCTACCGGAAGTCCCACCCGTCCCTGCTCCCATTGGCATTACTCATTCACCTCGTCAGTAAGCATATACTGATATGTCGCGCGCAGGCGTGCAGGCAGGTTGTTATAGAACTCTTGCATCAAACGAGGAGTACTGAAAACTTCACCCATCCCTCTCATTACGCATGATAACTCGCTAAGTGCGTTATCCAAATCATCGCGGACTTTCCATGCTTTTACGGGGTCATCTTCCTCTAATACTTCCTTGAATAGATGCTCAGCGAGGTTAAGTAAATCCCCGTTTTCGTGATAATCTGCATAAATCGCCGGCCCCATTCTACCAACAGAAGCAAACCATCTGTCAAGAACACCGCGCAGTAGGTGGAAGTAAGTACTTATTTCGTCAGTGGCAAGAGGCCCGTATGTACGCAGAAGTTCGTGACCGTCCATATCACTGCAAGTCAGCAAAGATACGGACACCCGACTCATATTTTCTCCTCCTCTTCGCCCACAATTTGCGAACGGATACGGCGCCAAACTTCGGGCGATTCCTTAGCCAATTCAACTTTAATGAGATTAACTGTGTTGGCGTTGATACTTGCTTCGGGTGATACTCCACCCATAGCGCGCTCTTGTATTTTGAGAATATCTTTGATTGTCTCTCTCGTCTCTTTGTGCATACGCTGCAAGTTTGAGTAGAACTGCGGGTCGTTGCGGTCGGGATTATCAAACAAGTGTGCTAATTCCCCGTTCAATTTTTCCACATTACTGCGCAAAGTCTCCATTTCCTCGCCCGCTTTCAGTGCGATAACCGGAGCGGCTGTCGCCTGCACTAGCGGCTTGAGATGATGCTTGAGGTGATTATAGACAGTTGATTCAGAACAACCACACATTTCTGCAATCGCATCGGTAGTAACATCTCCATTGTAGTAATCCTCTTCAACTTGGTAACGATTGAAGTAAGTACAAACAGCGCACTCGGAATTAGAGCCGAGATGGTATTCCCCCATGTGGTTACGAAAATGCCTGTCGGAAGTGTTTTCTCTCCACCCCATGCGCTTATCCAAATCTTTTGCAGTAACGATTCCGTTACGCAATTCTTCCTCTAATATATCACGCTCTTCGCATTGGCAAAGGCGACACGAGGCTCGGGTGATACGCTCCGCCATCATGCTGCGATTAACCGATAAGCCAAAGGGGTTGCGGTGTTTCCGCTCAAAAGATGAAGCGATTGGGGAGAGTTGTGGGAGTGACTACAGCGAAAGATTTGGCGATAGCGGCAAAAGACATTTTGACGCATAACCGATTGTCTATGGATGAAACTCAAGCACGATTGGATATATGCAAGAGTTGTCCTTCATTCAACGGCTCTCGGTGCCGAGAATGCGGCTGTTTTATGAAAACCAAGACTAATCTAAGGAGCAGTACATGCCCGCTGGGTAAATGGCCTAAATTAAGTACTCAGTCG